GGTCAGGCCGCTTATTCTCAGCTACTTGGCGGTGATGCACAGCGTCTACAGGCGGCTGGAATGCTGGGTGACTACGCCGATCAGCGTCAGAGAATGGAGGTAGAAAGACTCCGCAATATGCAGGCGGCAGGAGAGGCAGAGCGCAGGCTACGTCAGGCAGGCATGGATATTGGCTATCAGGACTTCCTGAGACAAAGAGCCTTCCCGCAGGAGCAGTTGGGCTTTTACAGCCAGATGTTGCAGGGAACTCCGATCTCCCCCGGACAGACGCAGACATCATTTGGTATGCAACCGTCCACCATGCAACAGTTGCTGGGAACAGGAATCGCGGCGGCTGGCTTGTACAACGCATTTAGAGGGCCGCAGGGATGATGAACATTCTTGAGCAAGAAGACATTATCAAGGGGCTACCCGATCAGGCGTTGATGCAAGAAGCACAGATGCCTAGCGGTCAGGTGCCGCAGTATCTGGTTGTATCTGAAATACAGCGCAGATCAGACATGCGTAAGCGGTACAAGGCGGAGCAGGAGCAGATGCCGCAGGCTACCGTCAAAGAACAGGTCATGCAGGAAGGCATTATGGGCGCTATGCCTTCTCAAATGGCTATGGCTCCGCAGATGGCCCAGAGAATGCCCAATATGCCTCCTCCTCAGATGCCTCCTACTCAAATGATGTCGAAGGGGGGTGAGGCCACGTTACTGGACAGGTACTACAACCTAGATACAGATGACCCAAGGGGGGAGGGGTTTGAGCTAGGCGCTGATGATGACCCTAGCGCAAACAGAAAGGGCATTTTTCAAGGCTTATCGTTGCTTGGGGTGGATCAGGAAACCATAGACAATGCGACGAGAAGGACGGCGGAGCCCCCGAAAGGTCTGGTGGATATTATAGAAAAAGTTATATATCAGGGCAAAAAGCACGGTCTTATCGATGAGGAGTTTGCGCCGGGAATAAGGCTGAGTGAAGATGATTTAGAAGACCTAGAAACATCCCGTGCGTTTACAGAAGCTGGTCTACCAAGTATAAAAAAAGCCAACGGAGGTGCTGTATATAAACCTTTAGACTCAAGGACTCAGGGTCTTTTAGATAAAGTAATTGATTCAGATCAGATGGGTTACGCCGACATCTTGTCATTTATAGATCAACTGCCAAGGACATCCTCCGAAGATCGTGCGGCAATGATGGAGTACGTTAGAGGTAAAACAGGCGTCTTAGAGCGTGCTGGCTATCAGTTTGGGCAGGCTGTGGACAATTTTGGAGACCGTTTAGGCTCTGCTTTTGAAGGTCGCTTAGGCTCCGCTTATGATCAGTTTATGGATGAGGGTGGTTTTTCGCCGGGAGTCGGGCCTCGCTTAGGCTCTGCGTTTAACACCTTAACAGGAGGGGAAGCGGCGCAAAAAAGACCGAAGACGCGCCTTCCCACTGAGGAGGAGTTACGCGCTGGATTCCCAGAGGGGCCGATGCAGTACTTAACAGAGGACGATTTTGTTCAAGGGATGTTGCCGTCGCCAATGGGCGCTGGCAGAAGCCTCATCACGGCGGGAGGTAGACAGCTTGCTAGGCAAGGTCTTCCATCTATTTATGGCTATGGCCCCACAGTTTTTGATGACCTTATTTCGCAGATTCGGCCTATAAAGGGGGCTCCTACAGGACAGCTCTCAGCCGCAACTCAGCTTGGAGCGCCCGCTGACGCTGAGGACTTTGACAGCAGGGTCGACGTAGTTGACTCAATATCAGACTACTTCAAAAGATTCTTTGGTGATTATCAGCCTAATTTTGAGGAGATTGGAAAGAAAAGAAAAGAGCAGGCTGGCATTGAAGAGCCTCTTGGCATAGACCCCAAGCCACCTATGGCAGACCCTGTTTTAGCAAGGCCAAAGGGCGGCATAGAAGAGAAAGGCGGCGGTGAGGAGGTGCAGAGTACGTCTGCCGACAGAATGGCAGAGCTTCTGGATCGCATGGGCAGAACCAACAGAGGCGCGGCACTGGTTGCCCTTGGCACTGGCATAGCAGAGGGCAAGACTATGGAAGGCGGCAAAGAGGCCGCAAACATACTCGCTAAGGGACAGCAGGCTCAGACCAAGCTAGAAATAGATGCCACGCAGTTTGATCAACAGATGGATTTGCTTGAGCAGAGAGTTAAAAACGCGGCGAAAAGCGGCAATGCGTCAGTGATTGCCGCCCTTGTGTCGGCTACAAGCAGAGAGTTAGAAGCACTAACCGATATAGTTGGCCTTTCAGACCCAGTTACAACGAAAAGGATTCAGTCGCTAAGGAATACTCTCAGTCAGCTTGGCAGGACATACATGCCAACCTATGTCGAGGCTGATGGCATATACTCCTTTGGATCGCTAGCAACCGGCTCGCCGTCAAGAGCGAAGCCGTAAATCATGGATGTTCGCTTACCCAACGGTAATGTTGTTACTGACATTCCAGAGGGAACAACTCAGTACGAACTGGCAGAGCTTGCGATAGCAAACAATATCGCCTCTAAAGAAGACTTCCCTGACCTGTTCTTTCCCGACACCTTCCCTCCAGAGGAAGACACCACCACTGTGCTTGGTGGACTGGCAGAGATGGGGAAAAGGGCGGTAGGCGGGCTTGGCACGGGAACTGTAAGCACTCTCACTGGTATCGGACAGATACTTCCCGGTGTCAGCGACAGGGCAATGGTCGAAGCGGATATTGCGTTTAGAGAGGCTACAGCCGAGGCGCTTGGTTACGATCCCGCATACGACGAAACAGATTACGCAATGTTTGGGGAAGGCGCAGGAGAAATGCTCCCGATGGTTGCGTCATACCTCATCCCCGGTAGTGCGCCAGTGCAAGCATTAAGGGCGGCAACCCTAGCTGGCCCATCGTTAGCCCAAGGCGGGATGGATCGATATACAGAAGAGCAAGAGCGGGGCGAGGCACTTACCAGTGTGGAGCGATTAGGATCAAAATCCGCTGATCTCGTTCTAGGAGCGGCAGAAAAGTTTGGTCTTCCACAAAGGATACTCAAAGGTCTTCCTAGGGGGTTTTTCCAAACCTCCGAAGGTAGGCCCATTCTGAAAAGAATGGAATCTGCGATCATAACTGGAGTCGGTGAAGGCACGCAAGAAACTCTTACGGGCATAGCAAGAGACCTGTCAACGAGAGCGATTTTTGATCCAGACAGGGAGATTGCTGATAGCGCACTACAGGACTTTAAGTTAGGCACTGGTCTTGGTGCTTTCTATGACCTTGTGCTTAGCTCTTTTTCTGGTCGCCGCCCGAAAGCCAAGGCGCCTTCTGAGATGGAGGAGCTTACCGAAGAAGAGATCGCCGAAGAACAGCAGAGGAGAGAGAAAAAAGCAGACACCGAAGCCGCAAGGCGTCGCGAAATGGATGAAACCATTTCTGCTGGCACTGGCGAGAGATTTACCGGCCCGACAATGCCTGATGAGGTCAGAAGAGACCCGCTAGACACGACGCAACTTGATCCAAACCGCGACCTAGAAGCCATTGCTGACGACATCATTAGAATGTCTGGTTCTAGGTTGCCCGTGGACGCGCAATTTAACGTCAAGACTGAAGGCAGAAAGAACTTTGTAGAGCAAAATGGCGAGCAGTTTGGCCCAGCATTTGATGACCCGCTGTCAGCACAAGAACTTGCTAACAGGCTAACAGGAACAAGTCAGCAATTAAGAAAAACCGCAGAGGTCGATTACATTGTTGATAACGCTGGCCTTGAATACGACAACATACAGTCTGACGAAGCAAAGCAACTTGGTCGAGCGGTTCTTTCTGATTCTGAAAGAGTAATTAGCGTTGCAGATGCAAATCTAGCCACTGGCCGGGACATAGGCTCTGCTATTAACAGGTCAAGAGTAAAGAAAAAAGAAAACGAAATACTCAAGAACGAAAAGAGAAAGGCGACAACAGACGAGATAGCCTCTGTTCAGTCTGATTTTGTTTCGCTCAAAGAGATAAGAGCCGCCAACAAAGGCGACATCGGCAGGCTCGGTGATGTCATTGCCGAAAAAGATGCAGACTTCTTAGCCTTTCGCGATGACCCTCGCCCCGCAGAATCGCCCACATCCCCTACCCGCCCCAGACAGCCAGCCCTAGGCCGTCGCCAGCAAGCACTAAAGACGTTTAGTAGCTCTTTTGAGAACGCAATATCGTCAGAAAGAGCGTTCAAAGAGTTGCTTGCTCGTAAGCGGATGGACGTTGACGTAAATTCAAACGAGTTTCGCGGCCTAATCAAGAAAACTCTCGGCAAGACCCCGACCAAAAAAGACCCCCTCGCAAGCCTAAGCCCAAATGACCGTCGATACCTGTACCACAGGATTAGGCGTCTCCCCAGCTTCCAATCCCAAGCCACAAAAATCCCTGACTTCAGCATCAAGACGCCAGATGCAGAGACAGTTCGTCGTGCTCGCCGTCAGGTTGAGGTGGATGCAGACCCAGCAGATGTCATAGCGCAGAGAGCAACCAGCAGGGCAGAGGCTCGCAGAGTAGAGGACGAGGCTAGACGCACCGCTGGCCCCCGCATAGATCGCGCCGAACAGGGCGTAGAGCAGGGCATGGAGGTTGCTGAGTACGACATAGAAAAGTCGGGCCTCGCTCAACAACTCAAGGATATGCTGAACAAGTTTGGAGTTAGCGACGAAGTCTCAGTCCGGCTTGTTGAAAAACTTGGCAGGGCTCGTAGAGATTCCGACGGCAACATATATATTCTTGGTCGCGATCCACGGGAAATAGATGACGACGCGCAAGAGTATGGCGTGTTTGGCGCAGGCGCTAGGGTCATCCAAGTTGGTCTTGAGGGCGTTAGGGATCGCGTAAAAGACGGCGCAACCTATGAAGAGGCCGTTGCTAGGGCTATGAACCATGAGATCGTTCATGCCTTACGCAGAATGGATTTGTTTACCAAGGAGGAGTACAGCCTTCTTGAAAGGCTGAGCCGTAAATATGAAAAGCCCGGAGAGGGGATGACCTACGGCCAGTGGGCAACCAAGAATTACGATGGCTTGGATGCGATACGTCAGCAGGAAGAGGCGATCGCAGAGATGATCTCTGACGCCCTTACAGATGGCGTTGTTATTGATAACAAGGTCAAGAAGCCCAGCGGCAAGCCAGCGGCTATATTCAAGAAGATAGTCGATTTCTTCAAGGATTTGGTTGGCATAGTAGAAAAGGCTGACACCGACATTGATTCATTCAAGGCGTTGGTTGATGAAATACAGGGCGGTAGGGTTGGCCGCAGAGAACGCGGTGTGGTCAGAACGGCGCTACAGCGCGATTACGACGCTGGCCAAGACATAGAACGAGGCATCACTACTGCTGACTTGGCAACAAGAACAGGCGACCGCAAGCCATACGTCCTGAAAGACGTTGTGGAGAGGGTTAAGCGGGAAGCCCCCAAGGCTCAGCAAGGTCAGCGAATGGGTGACGCCCCAGAAGTTGATGACGAGATGCTTAGCCGCAGAATAAAGCGTGCGGCAGATCAGGATTATGACGTAAACACCATCTACTATCATGGCTCTGAAGACCCAAGCATAAAAAAGTTTAGGGCAAGAGTTGGTATGGGTGTTGTTGCCGGACACTTTACCACTGACAAGTCGCTGGCAAATATATTTGCTCCTGACAAGATAACGCTCGGCGGAGGCAAGGTTCCCTCCACCATGTACCCCGTCTTCCTAAAAAACTTTAACGAGGACAACAACAGCCCGATGATGGGTAGGCGATCCCTGTACGCTCATGCAGATGAAGGCGCGGACAGTGCTAATCAGCTTATGCTTGAGATTATGGACAGAGACCTGTCTGAACTCCCTGACCTTGAGGCCGACTTAGTTAGCTTTTTCGAGCAACAGTTGAATAAGTACGCAAGCACCAAGCCCGGTGTTGCGGCTGATGCGAAGTTATTTGGGCAAAAAGCGCAAGACCTTGGAAGGGCGTATCTGACTGAAACCAAGCAGGATGTGTTGGGCGGTGATCCGTCCATCGACAAAGCGCCGATTAAAAAGAAATACGCTCGAAAATTGGCTGAGGTGTTCCATAAGGAAGATGCTCCTCGCGCTCTGAAGCGAGCGGATGAAGACCCATACGACATAGACTTTACCGATCTTGAGCGTCTAGCCCCGTACATTAAAGAGGCAGGCTTTGCGGGCTACAGGGATGTCGAACAGGCTGGAACCTCATACAGTGCCGTAGCGATATTCGATCCTGCCGACGTAAAAGGCGCCTTCGCTCAGTTTGATCCATCGTCTGTGCCTGACGGCAAGCGATACGAAGATGACATCATGTACTCGCGGCGCTCTGCTGTTGACATGTTTGAGGAAAGGGCTCTCGAAGCAGACCCATCACCCAAATCCAGAACCACTATCGTTGAGATGCCGATCGACATGTTTCTTGGTCTGGCGCATGTTGGCGAAGAAACAACCAAGACGAAAGGCGTTGAGGATTTAGTCAAGAGAGGCGTGAAGTTTAATGATCTGCCACAGCTTTACACAAAGCCGGTAAATTCAGAGGACTACGGGCCGATTCTTCTCGTTGGTGGCCACGAAGGTCGGCATCGGGCAAGGGCGCTCAAGGCCGCTGGGTATACAACAATGCCCGTTCGCATTATTGACAACGAGATACGATGGGGACAACAAAACGATCCCAAGAGCCGAGATTATCTCGACTACTGGCCTGACAAGGTGATTTCTGAAGCAGACATTAACAGAAAGACAGACCCGACTAAGGCGGGCTATCAGCCAAGGGGGCTCTATACCTATCCCATGTTTGTCAACAGGGACGGAACCGTAGACTTCAAGCCTCCGATAGATAGACCATCTGTCATTTTTGAGGTTGCTCCAGACCCTAGAAACAAAGAGCTTTCTGCTAGATGGAACAGTCTTGACGAGGCAACGCGCCTAGAAGCGTCAGAAAAGGTAGCGCGATCAGTAGTTCCGTATGCTTTGGCCGAGGTGAGTGCGAGCGGGACTATTGTTAGTCAGGTGGGCAGTTACTACAACGACACAAACCCATCGTTTGCCGTGCGTCTCACCAGCGGAGACCCGACAGATGCCGCCGCCGCAATAGGTTTTGTCTTACAGCAAGAATCCATGATGATTGTCTCGCCCCGTCCATACGAGGGCGCAGATAGCCAGTTTGATCCTCGTCTTGAGCAGGAAACTCGCTCAATCCCTGCTGTGTTTATCAAGATTGGCGACAAGCCTTTGGTTGAGGTGGACAGGATATACCAGAGGTTGAGGGCTGTTGAGGGAGTTCCTGAGTTTAGTGGGCAGACCACTATCGACGGAGAGATGATGATACTCCTTGATGCAGGTGCAGACGTTGACGCGGTTGTTGACGCATTTGACAGTGCTCTTGATAATCAGTATCCTATTGGTGACATAGTGTTATTTTCATCATTCCCACAATCAAAGGACTACGACTATGAGGCGCAACGACCTAACACCAGAGTACGTCGAGAAACTGCTCGGGAACGGCTTATTGATCTCCGCTCCCAAGCAGAGAGAGAAATCGCAAGAATTACAGGACGAGTACAGGGGGAGCCTCTTGACGCCAGAAGCGGTCGAGGAGATGCGCCAGCTTATGAACGAACAGTTCGGGGCGCCCTCAACGAAGAAGGAAAGCTAGAGCTTAGTCACTTCTCCAGTAAGAATATCAGCATTCTCGACCCCACACTGGCGGGGACGGGCGCTGACAGGACAAAGGCGGTCAGGCCATTCATCGGCTCATGGCTTGGCCTAACCACCGCCGTAGAGTCCCCTTACAAAAAAGAACCGGTTGTTGGAGATGTTGAAAACAAGTTTGAGATAGACCCAAGCAGACTCTACGTCATATCTGACAACAAAAACCCGTTCGCCCCCGAAGACCCGCAAAATGTGTTTACGACCTTAAACGGCGGAAGACCCGATTACGATGCGATTACCGACAAGGTACGAGACCTTGGCTTCGATGGCTATCTGATCAACGCGCCTGCGCTCGGCAAGGTCGTTGTCATGCACGTTCCTCTGCAAAAGCCTATTGGCGATTTCTTTGGGGAAGGTAAGCCGCAGACAAAAGACATACAGACAGAAAAGATTGCGCCTCGTCAGTCGATAGACCCTGCACAGGCAGAACAGGCTGTTGCTGACAACTTAAAAGCAATAGAGGACAACCCTCAGTCTGTTCCCCGATTTAGCGTGAAAGCGTCTCCTGACGCGCAATACATTGCAAGAAACCCAGACGCTGGGCTGAAGCCGCCACGCGACGATGAGATGTTCTCAAAGAAAAAGGACAGTGCCGCCGTCGATAAGCTGACAAGAGGCCCAGATCGGGAAGCGCCCAACTTCAAAATCTTTATGGACGCCACCGACATTGGCGAAATAGGGACGTTTTTTACCAGACTGAAGCAGGCATCGCTGGACAGATACGCAGGACTGGCAAAGTACTACCAAAACATCCCCGGCCTGAGAGAGTTAGAGGCAGATTCAAGCGCAATAGCGGCGGCTCTTTTTGCTGACAAGTCAAAAGCAATACTTGCCTCTGCAATCAAATACGGCGTGCCTGTTTACAGAGACGGGTTGACAAAGGTTGAAGAGTTTACGCACAGAAGCAAGAAGTATAAAAGACTTAACGGCACATATCGCGGCTTGATAGGCGTGATGTCTCTGATACACAACAAAGAGGATGGCGATTTAAGAAAGCTGGCTCAAGCCTACGCGATGGTTCAGCGCGGAAAGTACCTTGATAAGCGAGGCCAGCTAAACCCCGTTGACCCCAAAACCCGAAGGGATATTCTTGCAGAGGTGGACGCGCTGACACAAAGCGATGGGTACAACCCTGTCAAGGGCTGGCATGAAGTCTGGACGGCGTACAACGACAAAACAATAGATTATCTCAAGGATACGGGCATTCTTGACGATGAAACAGCAGACGTTTGGCGTGACTCATCGTATGTTCCGTTCTACAGGACAGGCGAGCAGGGGAATATGCCCCAGAACGCACGGAATGTGTTTGGCGACCTGTCTCGTATGGCAGAGTTTGTTGCGTATCGTGGTAGCGAAAAAGCTGTAGACGTTGGTTTAGTTGAGTCTGTGACGATGAACCTCAACGCCGCAATCGACATGGGTATGAAGAACGTCGCACAGCAACGCATAGTCAGGGACATGCAACAGTTGGGGCTGGCAAGGCAGGTTCCCGTAGGCACCAATGACAAAGGCAGAAACATTGTCACACTCAAAATCAACGGCAAAAAAGCTAAGTTTGAGATTGATGACAACCTCATATTCGACTCATTAATGTCGCATGGCAGTGCTGGTTTGGCGACCGTAGAGAAGTATGTCGGAATGCCTGCAAGTTTCTTGCGAGAGCTTGTGACCAGAGACCCCGGTTTTATGTTCGCAAACATGATGCGGGATACCCTGTCCACATGGGCAACGTCTGGCGCAACCTTCACGCCGTTCAAGGACACGTTTGGCCGATTTAATGATGATCTTGAGCGCCTAGAAAAGTTGGGCGTGGTAGGCGGCTATGATTTTGCTATAGACAGGGCTGACATCGGCAAGTTTTATGAGGAAGAGGCCAGAAGAAGGGGTATCTCTGGAGATCCCATAAACATGTTCGTCAACCTGTGGAATGTGGCTGGCGAATTTACAACCAAGTCGGATGCGGCAACCAGACAAGCGGTTTATGACGATGTTCTCGCCAGAACAGGCAACGAGGCAGAGGCGGCATTCCAAGCGATGGAGATCATTAACTTCTCCAGACGCGGCTCCAATCCGTATGTAAGGCTGATAACGGCGGCAATACCTTTCCTAAATGCCCGCTTCCAAGGCTTGGACGTTTTCATGCGTGCGCTTACTGGGGACTATTCAGCAGTAAGAGAAGAGCAGAAGTCAAAGATACAAATGAGACTGGCGGTGCGTGCAGGCACAATGGTGGGTATCAGTGCCATGTATTACCTCCTCGCGAGTGGCAACGACTGGTATGAGGAGCAGGAAGAAGAAGTCAAGGAGCTTAACTGGCTGATACCAACCCCGTGGGGTGTGCCATTCAAGCTACCAATTCCGTTTGAGGTCGGGTTGCTTTTCAAAACCATGCCCGAAGCCATGATGGCCAACTTCATGGGCAATCAATCTGATAGAGAACTGCGAGAGACGGTAGAGCGCGGAATTAAGTCTACGATAGGAATTAACCCGCTTGGCTTCCAGATTATAGCCCCCCTTGCAGAAGCCGCTTTTAACCGAAGCGCCTTTACCGGAAGGCCGGTTGTTCCGATTTATATGAGTCAGATAACCCCCGGATTGCAGACTACAGTAAACACGCCAGAGTTTATCGCTGATGTTGGTGAGTTGTTAAATATAAGCCCCATGAAGATAGACCATGTGGTCAGGGGTTATACAGGAACGCTTGGCACTTATGCGGTGGGGCTGGCCGATGTCTTATATAGATCAACGATTGACGGGGCATTTGGTGATGACATTGGTTTTGCTGGCGAAAGGCCGTCGAAAAGCCTATTTCAGTACCCCTTGATGCGGCGTTTCTTTGGCAGAAAGGAAGCTGGCGGCTTGAGGTCAGACGTTTACGACATGTATTACGACATCCAAGAGGTTGTCAGAACCATGAACGATCTTCAGGATTCTGGCAGGCTTAACGAGCTAAGGGCGTACATTGCTGGTCGTTCCCACGTTCTTGCCTTGAAGGACGATGTCTACTACCTCAGAAATCGAATGACTAGGGCGCGGCAGGAGAAAGAGCAGATTCTTGCCGCTGACATAGACCCCAAGGAAAAACAGAAGCTCATGGAGCAGATAGACGCCGCCATAAACGACGAGCTAAAAGCGGTCGTGCCAGAGTTAAAGCGCCTGAGAGACGCCCCAGCATTCCAGTCAACTTACTGATCCCCGGAGGTTACCTTGCTCCTGACATATTTGTACAAAGCGACAGTGGTAAGATGTGTTGACGGCGACAGTGTCATATTTGATATTGATTGCGGTTTCGACGTTCAGCTAAAAGCTCAGTCAGTTAGGTTGTATGGCATCGACACGGCAGAAACTAGAGGCGGGACACCAGAGCTAAAAGTTCTTGGCAATATCGCTAAAGACTATGTCACCCAAATGATACCCGTTGGGTCTGAGGTGTTGCTCAAGACACACCTAGACAGGAAGGGTAAGTTTGGCCGCATACTGGCTGAGATTTATATGCCAGAGACCGTGGGGGTGGAGGGCTATCAAGAGAAAAGCCTAAACCAGATTCTTTTGGACGAGCTTCTTGCCGTGCCGTATCACGGCCAGTCCAAAGAGGACATCATCAATCAGCACCTGATCAACGTGGAGCACCATAAAGCTGAAGGCAGAATTTAATGGAGGAGTGTGCGGCAAATCAAGTTCAGTCCGCACTTGATGGTATCTGGGAAATACTGGCGCTACACCCGTGGGACTTAATCTATCTGTCTATTCCCATGAGCATCTTGGCGTTTTACGTTCTTTCGATATACGCCGTCTTCAAATACATACAAAATAAATACTCAGCGCCGCCACAAAAATAAGCGGCAGAACGTACTCAGGTAGGCCGTCTTCTACTCCGCTCTTGAGTATGCCAGCAATCTTTCCCACATCTCCTCCATCGGTCTAAGGCTGTTGTAAGGAACCTTTCCAGCGGCATCCCGCTCAACAAAGCCCCCATCTTGCTCGTCGGCGTCTCCAGCTTGAACAATCCGTGCGTTGCGCCAGAACCACTCCTTGGTACACCAGCCCATCATGGACACCTCGCCATCTGTTTCGTTTGCAAAAACATAAACTTCGACATCGTAGTTACGTTGGCTCATGGTGACGTGGGCGCTATACCAGTCCTTCACCGGCACATTACGACTCTTTGTTTTTACATCGACAGAGAAGGCTCTTTCATCCGTTATCTTGACAATAAAGTCATAATGACCGGCATTTGAGCCCAGCCAAATAAATGACGGGGCATAAAAGCAGAGTAGTTTCGCGAACTCAGCCTCGCCCATCCGGCCAGCTATTTGCCCTTTGCCGTCATCAAGAATCGTGTTCTTGTTGTATTTTTTGCCGGTGTAGAAGCTGTAGAGGTTGTCACTCATCTGGGCTGAGAGCATCCTTGGCGAGCTTCAACTCCTCGACTACCCCAGCAAGATTCTCCACAGCGTCAAGGTTTGTCTCGACCAACTCTTCGATTCTGGTCAGCCGCTCCTGCATCATTGCTAGAAACTTGTCAGCAGTAGCAAGGCCGTCTGCGTAGGCGTCACCCTCTAGCTCAATCGTTAGCTTTGTCATTCTTCTTCCCTAGCTGGGGGCGGCACATCATAGCCCATGTCTGCCGCCACCCTGCACAGCGTCTCAATGAGGTCAGAGTAGTCGCCACGGGTAGCGTCGTTGCTACGCTTGACCGGCCTTCGCTTTACCCCAAACCGCGTGTCTATTTCTTCTGAGCCATAGCATTGGCAAAGAAGCTCATTGTGCATCTCATCTGGGGTCAAGCCGCAGAATTTTGCGAATCCGTTGCACCACTTTCTGTAATAGTTTTCTTGCGGTCTGGAGCGGTGAGTCCGCAGAGGCTTCACCTCCAGCGTCACCCCGTGCTTCGACTGTAAATTCACCTCCAGTATCTGAGGTGCCGCTTGCGGAAACTCCTGACACAGTGACTGTAACACTCTCATCCGCTTCACTGGGCCGCTCTTTGGTAGGTGTATCTCCATCACTCATCTATTGCCTCCTTAGACTGATAGGGTCGGAACTGGTGTAACGGACATTTGACCGATACACACTCGCGGATAAAGCGCCTAAATCCGGGTTCAAGCTCCTCCTTTGTACACCCCATGCAGGCGGCGCACATGGCTTTTATAGCTTTCCCTCTGGTTGGATGGCGCTCCAACAAAATAAATGGGTTAATCTCACTCATCGGTATACCCTTCGATTTGTATGACGCCTTGGTCTACTCGCCTCATTAGCGTCTTGATTATGTTGAACAAGAACTGCTCTGACTTGTCGATTTTCTTCTCGAAAGTCGCGCCCCCGCCACCTACGTCAAATTGGTAATGACATTTGTGGCAGAGGTCAGCGACGCACAGATCGTGGGGCTTGTGTCCAGTCCCTTTCCCTAACAAGTTGGCTCTAAGTCCAGTGTAATGCGCGGCAACCACGGTGCCATCTCTGACACCGCAGTTAACACAGGACTGATCCCGTGCCGCATCCAGCAGTTTCTTTGACCTGATCAAAACGGAATATCATCCTCTTCAAACTCAATCTCAACAGGCTCGGGCTTGGGTGGCGGGGGTGGGGGTGGGGCGGCTTCCGCTTCCGCATCGTAGTACACCTCTCCAGTGACGTACTGGTATTCCTGACCAGTATCTTTGGCCTTACGGTTCCATGAGGCAAGCTGTATCTTGGGCGTCTTGCCCTCCTTGTGCATTGCGATCAAGCCCTTCATCTGCTCTTTGCTGACTTCAACACGCCCCTTCATATCGGGGTGAGATGGCTTTGACTTGTCATCGTTAGGCCACAGGCCACCTTCTGTTTTGTGGTACTTACTCATCGTTACTCTCCTTTAATGATGCTCGTAGCGCAGACAAGTGCGCCACCAGTTGTTTGTAATGCTCTGGATACCCTTTATCCAGAAGGTCTGCTGTTTTCTTGTTCTCGGGGTAGTGCCACCACTGGATAAGCTCGCCTTCTGTTTTTCCAGCAAACTTGTCGGCTGTATCGCACAGGAACTGCACTACGTTGTCAGCCTCTTCCTCGTTGCCGATAGTGTCTGGGGGAACGTCGGGTATAGGCTCTGGCTCTGGCTCTGGCTTTGGCTCTGCCTTTGGCTTGGCCTTGGCTTTCGGTTTGGGTTTTTCCTTGGGCGCAGGCTTCTCCTCCACAGCGTCACTACTGGGAGGGAGGTCTTCGCCAGCATAGATATAGTGGCCTAATCCATACATCGCGAGACACTTTGTCAGGCACCTCATACGAGTGTCAGAGACTGCTCTGGTGTCTGGGTTGGGGATGGCTTTATTTTTGTAGTCCATTACAGGTAACCACATCAGCCGGTCAAGCTCCCCTATCTTGACGCTGACCCACACCGTTGCGTGTCCTTGGTTGTCCCACTCTTCGTTGAGAAACTGGTATGTGGCTTCTGGGTAATGCTCCATCAGTATGCCCCACGCCCATGCCCACGACAGGTAAGTGAGCCCGTTTTTTTTCTCTGCCTGTTCAGAGCAGTCTATTGCACTAAGCGTTTTCCAGACGCTTGCGTAGGTCGGCTCAGGAGAGCCACCCTTTTTTGTGGTCATCTGATACTCCTATTGTCTTCCAGATTTCTTGTGGTGTCAGGCGGAAAAAAAGCCCCGTATTCATATCTCCAACATGTTTGTCAGAAAGGTAGAAGTGAACTGTCTCTCCGGTGACGGTTAGTTTGAGTTTGTGTCTTGATGTTTGGTTCAACGCAACCACTTTGCGATAGAACTCAGGGTCGGTTTCAATCACACCACGCCTCGTTTTCGTACTGTTCGCACCATTGCGCTACGCGGCACCAATTATCATCGCACCGGACGCACTTGCCCTTGCGCTCCTCTATTTCGCGCTCTGACGCCTCTCCTGCAAAGGCTTCGGCCTCTGCCATGCTGTCGAATACACGGAGAGCACGCTTGTTGCCCCGTTTCTTGACAGCAAAGGTATCTTCACGCTTCCAACGCTCCTCATCGCTACAGTGGGGTATGTGTCCGCCTGTCAGCCGTTCATACTCGGCGTCCTGATGGATTTTCACCCTTTCGCGGACATAACGATCCCTGTCCTGTTGTGACCAGAGCGGGACATCCACGATTACAATCGGTGCCAGCGGGTAGTTGGTTTCGATCTTGGCTTTCGATCTTTGCCAGTCACGCAGGACAGCGCAAATCTGCAAGCCAGTGACCTCGACCCCCTTTTTCTGCTCGGCAAGCCACGCGTAGAAGTTAAGTTGCTTGTGCCATTCGACCTTGCCATGAATGACAGACCACACTGACGTGCATTTGTAGTCCATGATTGTTGTAGTGCCGTCGGCTTCGGAACGCTGTAAATCAATCGCCCCACTGATACTCCACCCGTCAACCTCAGCAAACAATCGCTCTTCAACGATATGCCCTTCGGGTTGATGCCGTTCAAACATGGTATGTACTGACGTGCCCAATACACTCCACAACATGTCAGACACATCCTCCGTGATCTCGTCGTCATGCTCCTTTCGGAGAATGCGAACGCGGGGACTGTCTATCAGTTGGGTGACTGAGCGGTTGCTGTGACCCCTAGAGTAGTCACTGTGCGTCAGCGCCTTGAATACAGGCTCGGGTAAGTTAGTGTGGTTGGTGATTATCACGAAACGCGGAACACCCTCATTTGCTCGCCATCACGAACGAC